CCCAAACTTGAAAAAAGGTTTGATAAAGTCATCAAAGAAAGGGAACTTGCCAGAGCTGAGGCTCAAAAGGAAAGGGAACAGAGAGAGACTTTAGAAAACAGGATTAGGGAACTTGAACAGGCATCTAAGCCCAAAGTGGCAGAAAATCCTGATAGAGAACCCCAGCCTAGTGACTTTACTGATGCATTTGAGTATGCAAAGGCATTAGCAAAGTACTCTACTGAAAAGGCATTAAAAGATAGAGATGTAGCTGAAAAGCAAAAGCAAGTTCAGGCTGAGAGAGAAAAGATGATGACATCTTGGCAATCTAAGCTAGAGCAAGCAAAAGCAGAGTTACCAGACTATGATGATATGGTTGCATCTTCAGATGTAGTTGTATCAGACCAGGTTAGGGATGCAATTCTGGAAAGTGATGTAGGACCAAAGATTCTTTATCATCTTGCAGAAAACCCAGAGGTAGCTGAAAAAATCAGTGGCATGTCTTTGATTAGTGCCTTGAGAGAGATTGGGAAATTGGAGGCTAGATTTGACAAGCCTGTTGAAGCACAAAAGCCTGCTGTTAGAAAGAGCAATGCACCAGCACCTATTAATCCTATTAGAGGGGGTTCTAATGTTGAAGTGCCAATAGATTCAAATGGGAATTTTAATGGTACACCTCAGCAGTGGAAAGAACTCAGGAAAGCAGGAAAGATAAGGTAAACAATTTTTTAATCTTAAAAGGAAATCAAAATGGCAAATAATTTGCTAACAATATCCAAGATCACCAATGAAGCGTTGATGGTTTTGGAAAACGAGTTGACATTTTCGTCAGAAGTGGATCGTAACTATGATGACCAGTTTGCCGTTGTCGGGGGCAAGATTGGTAACACAGTGAATGTCCGTAGACCCGGTAGGTTCATTGGTACAACTGGTCCAGCACTGAATGTTGAAGACTTCAATGAGACTTCAGTCCCAGTGACTCTTTCAACTCAGTTCCATGTGGATACGCAATTCACCACACAAGACCTTGCACTATCTTTGGATATGTTCAGTGACCGAGTACTGAAGCCTGCAGTGGCCGCAGTGGCTAACAAAATAGATAGAGATGGTTTAACAATGGCGGCTCTCCAAACAGCTAACATTGTTGGAACTGCTGGTACACCTCCAACAGGACTCATCACCTACCTAACTGCTGGTGCTTACTTGGATGCTGAAGGTGCTCCCAGAGATGGCCGTAGAGCCTGTATTGTTGAACCTTTTACATCAGCAACTATTGTTGATTCATTAAAAGGTTTGTTCATGCCGCAGGAAGCGATTGCAGAGCAATACAGGAAGGGGCTGATGGGTCGCGACAGCGCGGGCACGAATTGGAAATTGGATCAAAACGTCGTAAGCCAAACCTTTGGTAGCTACAGTGGTAATACATTGTCTGCTGACACTACAGCTCAAGTTGGTTACCTATCAACTGGTTGGTCACAATACTCCACAATTCAGATCAAAGCATCATCTTCAAGCACATTAAATGCTGGTGATGTAATCCAAATTGCTGGTGTCTATGCAACTAACCCACAAAACAGACAGGCTTATGGCTCTGGCAAGTTGCGTAACTTTGTAATTCAGTCCACAACAACAGTTGGAACTGGTGCTACAAACATCACAGTTTCTCCAGCAGTTATCATTGGTGGTCAGTTCCAGAACTCAATTATCATTGGTTCTACTTCTACTACAGCAGTGGTTACACCTTTCAATAACACTGGAACACTATCACCACAGAACATGCTTTTCCATAGAAATGCATTTACCTTGGCGGTAGCGGATCTAGAGTTGCCAGAGGGAGTCCACTTTGCAGGCAGAGCATCTGACAAAGAAGTTGGACTCTCCATGCGTGTCGTGAGGCAGTACACAATTAACAACGATTCCATTCCCACAAGGTTGGATGTGTTGTATGGTTGGGCACCGCTTTACCAAGAACTTGCTTGCAGAATCGCGGCTTAACCCATTAATTCAAAGGAAACTAAAAAATGAGTAATCCCGGACCAGCAACCACAGTCTCAGCACACCCAAGTAATGTAACCACTAATCAGGCTTTGCGTTTGATTGGTGTTGCTAAGGGTGTTAACCTTAATGCTGTAGCTTTTACACCTGTGCAAGTTAATAACTCCACAGCTTATTTGCCAAAAGAAATGATTGTTACCAATGTAAACAATGCAGGCTCTGTAGTTTCATTGTCAACATCAACAGCTCTTGGCATTACAACCACAAATGCTGGATCACCATCTAGCTTGTTTGGTGCTTTGACAACTGCACAAATTTCTGCATTGTCAACAGCAGTTTTAGGCACAGCTTATGTTGACTCTAGCTCAACTAGCTTGGCTTATAACAACCAAACTTTATATGTTGATGTAACAGTTGCCTCTGGTGCTACTGGTACAGGTGATGTATATGTTTACGGCTATGACTTTAGCTAATCCAAGCTAAATAAATGAGAAAGGCTATCCTCAAAAGGGGTAGCTTTTTCTTTTTTAAACAGTACAATTTAATAATCTTAAAGGATAAATCATGCCATCTACCACAATTGCCCGTGGAAATGCTTTAAGCACTTTCTACATTGCACCATCTCTCACCCCTGCTCAAGTCGCTGCTAGTACAACTGCAGTTCAGACTTTTACAGTTCCAGGCTTGTTAACAACTGACTATATACAACCAGGTGGTTACATTTCTAACCAAACTGCTGGAATTTTCATTGCTGAAACAGATTGTTTGACCAATAACATTCTGACTGTTCAGTTTGGTAACTGTAGTACATCTCCTGCAACTCCTGCATCTGGTGTATATGAGTTCCAAATTGTTCGTTATGACGGCCCAGCTCCTGCAACAGCAGTTTAATCATGGCAAATACCAGTGTATACAGACCCATAGGGCAAACCTATGCTGTAGCAGTAACAACAACTGCAAGTAGTTCTTTGAGCATTGTCCCAGTTGGCAATGACCAGATTAACTACTGTGCATTTTTGAATACTGGCTCTACACCTATTGCTATTTCAATTGCTCCTTTAAATCCTACTAGCATCACTCCAACTCCAGCAGTATTGCCTACAGCAGGAAACACTAGCACATCATTTGTGCTTGGTATTTCTATGTCTCAGCCTACTGTGATTGCAGTGCCTGCTAATGGATTTAACTTGAGTGCAGTTGGAACAGCAAATACTTTATATGTAATGCCTGTGGCAGATCAATCATGACAAACCAAGTAGCTTTTACAAATACAACTAACACTGTTCCTGTTACTACTTTCTCTACTCAACCAGTTATAGCAAGTGGATTTGGTACTTCACCCACAATTAAGGGTGTTAGTCCAAATTGTTTTGCTGTGACTGTGGGTTCAGGAGGCGCGGCATCTGGAACACTTACATTACCTCCAGCTCCAAATGGTTGGATGTGTATTGCTAATGATGTTACCAATGGTTCAGGTATATTTTTGCAACAAACAGCTAGTAGCACCACATCAGTCACAATGACTGGTTATGGAATTACCACTGGACTTGCAACAAATATGTCTGCTGGTGATGTAATTGTTATGACTTGCACTGCATATTGATTATGAGTGCTCCTGCCCTAACATCTGACCAAAATATCCTGCCAGTCCAGGCATATTTTAATTTAGATGGTAGTTTTAATACTTTTATAGGGCAAGGACAACCTTTTTATGCTACTTTGAACCCAGTTCAGAGTGGTCTGACAATCACAAATAGCACAATAAATAGCACATCTATTGGGCTAGTTACACCATCTTCAGGTGCTTTTACCAATATTAGCACTACAACAGGATCAATTAGCACAACTCCAAGCAATCCCACAGATATTGCTAATAAAAACTATGTGGATATGTTTGTTCAAGGTTATGCAATTAAGGCAGAGTGCCAAGTTGCAACTACAGTAAACATTACATTATCTGGATTACAGACTATTGATAGCTACACCACTTTGGCTAATGATAGAGTTTTGGTCAAAAATCAGAGCACATCATCACAAAATGGCATTTATGTAGCATCTTCAGGTGCTTGGGCTAGATCAAGTGATGCAAATACTTGGAATAGCTTAATTTCAGCATTTACATTCATAATGAATGGGTCAACTCAACAGAATTCTGGCTGGGTTTGTACCATTACAAGTGGTGGGACATTAGGGGTAACACCAGTTACTTGGAGTCAGTTGGCTAATGCGGCCTCCTACTTTGCAGGCACAGGATTAACTCTCAGTGCATACACTTTCAGCATTACTCCAGTTGGCACAGCAGGCACTTATGGCTCTGCTTCAACTGTTCCAGTATTTGTTACAAATGCATCTGGTCAGGTTTCATCTGTAACCAATACCACAATTAGTATTGCACCTAGCCAAATTAATGCAACCATCCCTAATTCTGGACTCACAAATTCCACAATTTCAGGAATTGCACTTGGTTCTAATTTAGCTAATTTGACTGCTGGAACTAACATTACTTTTAGCTCTGGCACTACCTACAATGGCTCAAGTGCAATCACAATAAATGCCTCTAGCACAATGGTTTATCCAGGTGCAGGCATCCCTAATTCAACTGGTAGTGCTTGGGGTACAAGTTACTCAACCACAGGCTCTGGGACAGTTGTAGCATTAGCTACTTCACCCACTTTGGTGACTCCAATACTAGGAACTCCTCAGTCTGGGAATTTCTCAAGTGGGACATTCACCTGGCCGACCTTCAACCAAAACACCACAGGCAATGCCAGTACAGCAACAACAGCCACTAATTTGTCTGGAACAACCCAGTATTCACTGCCATATCAATCTGGGTCAGCCACTACAGCCTATTTAAGTCCTGGCACATCTGGTTCATTATTGATGACTTTGGGGGCAGTCTCTGCTCCAATTTGGGTTGCCACTTCTAGCTTGACAGTTGGAACTGCTACAAATATTGCTAGTGGCACAGCAGGAGCAATTCCTTACCAAACTGGCTCAGGAGCTACTAGCTTTTTAAGCCTTGGAACTTCAGGATATGTCTTAACTGCTGGGGCATCTGCTCCTCAATACACAGCTCAGTCTAGTCTGGCGGTTGGAACTGCTACTAATTTGGCTGGAGGAGTGGCAAGCAATATTCCTTATCAATCTGGTGCTGGAACAACTGTTTTTCTGGCAAATGGAACAACTGGGCAGGTCTTGACCAGCAATGGAGCATCTGCACCTAGTTGGACAACCCCAACTGCTTATGCAACTGTGACTGATGACACAACCACAGCAGGCACAAGATACTTGCTTTTTGCTAACCAAACCAGTGGAAATTTGACAACTGAATATACCAGTTCAACCAAATTAACCTATTACCCTAGCACTGGATGTATCACAAATGGACTTAATGGAGGTGCTTTCTAATGGAAATCACATGGAAAATATCAGAAATTTCTGCTGAAAATGGGCTAATTACCCATGCCAAATACTTTGTAACTGCTACTGAAGATAATAAAAAGGTAGAAACAGAGGGCAATTGGTGGTTTCAAAATCCTGAGATTAAAGTGCCTTTTGAGCAAGTCACAGAGCAAATGGTAGCTAATTGGATTGAGGCTGAAACCATGAAGGATGGGGTAAATATTATTACCTCTAGACTGCAAGAACAGTTAAAATCTTTAGAAAAGCAAGCTGTAATTCCTCCTTGGATGCCTCAAGTTTTTAAACCTAATATCTAAAAATGGCACAAACCAATTACACTCCAATAATACTATATAACTCTGGTACTACAGGGAATACTCCATCTACTAGCAATTTAGCTGGTGGTGAATTGGCTATTAACTATACTGATGGCAAATTATTCTATAAAGATAATTCATCAACACTTCAAGTAATTGGTTGGAAGACTACACCAACAACTGCTGGAGGCACAGGACTTACTAGCTACACAGCAGGTGATTTGCCATATTATTCTTCTGGCTCTGCATTATCAAAGCTAAGCATTGGCACAAGTGGCTATATATTAGAGTCTAATGGTTCTGCTCCAACTTGGGTAGCTCAATCTACTTTGTCTGTTGGAACTGCAACAAATGCAACAAATACTTCAATTACAGATAACACAAGTTCTAGTGCAACTTGGTATCCAACAATTGTTTCTGCTACAACTGGCAACTTACCCCAAACTACTTCAAGCACTAAGCTAAGTTTTGTTCCAAGCACAGGAACTTTGACTGCAACAAGTCATGCAGGAGCATGGGCTGGAAGTACCATCGGCACAACTTATGGTGGTACTGGACTTACTTCATTTACGGCAAATGGTGTTGTATATGCAAGTAGTACAAGTGCTCTGGCAACTTCATCAGCTTTTACTTTTAATGGTACAGATGTAGGATTTACAGGAAATTTAATTCCTGGCACAGCATCTAAAGGCATTAATTTTACAGCCAACACTCCTGCATCTGGAATGACAAGCCAGTTGTTGAATTGGTATGAGGAAGGTACTTGGACACCAGCTGATAATAGTGGAGCTGGGTTAAGTTTAACCATTACTTATGCAACCTATACTCGTGTTGGGAGACAAGTAACAATAAATGCATTTTTAACTTATCCAAGTACAGTAAGTGTTGCAAATGCCGCACTCACTGGTTTACCTTTTAATTGTGCGGCAAATAATTACCCTCCTTTAACAATTGATAGTAATTCTGGAGTTGCTTTGTCTAGTTTTGTTAATGCAGTATCTAAAAACATTTCAATTGGCATTGCCTCAAATTATGCAACAACTGTAACAAATTCAAGTTTAAGTTCAAAAGGTATTATTATTTCTGGAACATATTTTGTATAAATAAGGTAAAAAATGTCATTAACAAAAGCAACATATTCAATGATCCAAGGTGCTACTGCAAATGTCTTGGATTATGGTGCAGATTCAACAGGTGCTACAGATAGCACATCTGCATTTAATCTAGCATTTGCTACTGGTAAAGCCGTATATGCACCAACAGGAACATATCTTGTTAGAAATGTGCCACTTAGTACAGATGGGTGGGCTATTTTTGGTGATGGTGTTAATTTAACTACGATCAAAACAGATTCAACAAATTGTTGTTTCTTGGTTACTGCCAGGTGCAATCGTATTGCTCACATGAGTATTTACACTCCAGGTGGTTCATCTACATCGGATGGTATTCGTTTAGGCAAGAGTGATGGAACTTTTGCCCAATATGTGCGAATTGAAGATATACGTTTTGTAGAATGTTTAAATGGCATTTATGGTTATGGCACAAACAATGGTTATTTTGAAGCATTGTTTTTTGAGTCTTGTACTTATGGTATTCATTTTAAGCCTGTAGGAGCTACAACAGGCAATACCAATGGAAACACAATTGTTAAATGTGTTGCATACAATTGTTCAACATCAATTTGGTTTGAAGCAAATGCAAATGGTGGAAATGCTTCTAATGACAATTTAGTTGATTTCACATCCGAATCAGCAACAGATAAAGGTTTTAATATTACGGGTAGTCGTAATTATTTATCTATTTATTCAGACCATGATACAAACCCTCCAGTTATTTATGATTATTTAGTTGCTCCGAATGTAAGTGGTGGTGCAAATTTTATTGTTGCTAGAAATCCAGATAACTATACATATCCATTTGGTAACACTCTTGTTGCAACATCTATAGGCAGTTTATATCGTTTAGCTATACCATTTGTACAAAAAACTTCAGTTGGTATTACATCAATAGCTACAAGCGTTTCATTTGCTACGGGAGATGTAGCTGGATTTGCTAGTGATGCCACATTATTAGTACAAAACACAACTAGCCCAACTGCTACTGTTGGAATAACAATGCAATTTTTTGTTGATGTTCCAGTTGGTTTTAAAATTACTTTTGTTCATGCAGTTTCTGGTACTGCAACCGCAGGATTTTTATTTAATCAACCTACTACTGGTTCATGGACTTTGCTAAATTGGACAAATGGACAAAATTTTCTTGGATTTACTGCTTACCCAAATGTCACATTTATAAAAACATCTGCAAACACAATTCTCAAACTTTAATTAAAACACCATGACTTTTGAAAAACAAACCATTGTTGATAAAATCGAAGTATTAGCAGATCACACTATTGCAGTTAGATATGTTGTGACTGTTACTGAAGAAGGACAACCTTTTGCCGAGCAAGTCAAAGGAAATTATTTTCACCCTGGTGATGATTACAGCCAAGAGGATGCAAAAGTACAATCAGTTTGTGCTTTGATACATACTGCTGAAATTATTGCTACTTACAAAGAGGCTCAAAATGCAAACATTAATCCAACTGCTTAAATCTAAAACTGTTCTATTTGCTTTGTTTTTGGCAATATTGTCAATATTACAAGGCTATGTAAATTTATTGCCTTTATCTCCAACAGATCAAATGTTTGTAGGGATTGCAATATCTGTTGTTGTGACATTACTGAGAATAGTCACTACTCAACCAATTTCTGAGAAATAAAGATAAGGATAAAAAATGGCTGTATATCTTTCCTCATTTGGTGGTGCAGGGGCACAGTTTTTTGACAATAATGGAGTTCCTTTGTCTGGTGGATTAATTTACACCTATGCCGCTGGAACAACAACTCCACAAGCAACTTACACATCAAATAGTGGATCAATTGCACAAGCCAATCCTATTGTTTTAGATGCTAGTGGTAGAGTTCCTAGTGGTGAAATTTGGTTAACTCAACTTTTACTTTATAAATTTGTACTTCAAACTTCTAGTGGAGTGACCATAGGTACTTATGACAATATAAGTAGTATTGCTGGTTCTATCCCTACAATTTTAGATTTTACAGGAACTGGAAGCCAAACAGCTTTTACACTTTCAACATCACCAACCAATTTGTACTCAACAAATGTTTTTATTAATGGTGTCTATCAAAATAAGAATACATATTCTATTTCAGGTACAACATTAACATTTACACAAGCTCCTCCATATACTTCATTAATAGAAGTAAGTTATGCTTAAAGGTTAAAAATGACTACACCAAATGATATTATTAGTAGGGCATTAAAAGATATAGGAGCATTGGAAGCTGGTGAAACTCCAACTGCTGAAGCCTCTCAAGATGCTTTTGATATGTTGCAAGATATGTTAGACCAATGGTCTAATGAAGACATGATGGTGTTTTACAAGAATGAAATCATATTCCCTGTTGTTTCTGGACAAACTCAGTACACCATCGGCCCAGGTGGTCAAATTGGTGCTATCTTTACTGGAAGCATTACTGGTAATGTTCTCACTATTACTTCTATCCAGTCTGGGGGTATTTCTCTTGGTCAAACTCTTAGTGGAACTGGTATTACATCAGGTACAACAATTGTTCAAATGCTCACAGGAGCAGGAAACAATGTAAATGAGTCAGGCACTTATTTACTTAACAAGACCTATACAAGTCCTATATCAAGTGAAACCATAAATTCATATTATCAAAGACCTTTAAGATTTAATTCTGCTTTTGTTAGGATTAATACTTATTCAAATGGTCAGCCTATAACAAATGGTGGTTTGGATTATCCTGTGTCTGTTCTTAATGTTGAACAGTACCAGATGATTGGATTGAAAACTCTGAATGGGCCGTGGCCGAAGGCTGTGTACTATGAACCCACAGAGACTTTGGGGAATGTGTACTTGTGGCCGAACCCCAGCCAAGGGGAAATGCACATCTTTGTAGATCAATTGTTTCAAAGATTTACAACCCAGTTTGATAATATCAATCTGCCTCAAGGCTATAACATGGCTTTGAGATGGTGTCTAGCAGAGAGACTAATGCCTATGTATGGCAAGGCTTCAACTACACAGATTCAGATGATTATGAAGTTTGCCGCACAAGGTAAATCCACAGTAAAAAGAACAAATATGAATCCAGCAATTGTTTCAACTTATGCAGACTCACTGTTGGTGGGAAGACAAAAGGATGCAGGCTGGATACTTTCAGGGGGGTTCTTTAGATAATGGCTGATTTTGGCTTTGTCGGCCCCTCCTATGAAGCGGCCTCCATCTATCAGGAGGCTCAAGAGTGCATTAATTTCTATCCAGAAATTGATCCCTTAAAACCTCCTGGAAGTAGAGGAGTTGTGGCTTTATATCCAACTCCAGGACTAACTAGCATATTACAGCTCAACAATGCTCCAGTTAGAGGCATGAGGACTCTTTCTGGTGGAAAATATTTAATTATTGTTGTTGGTTCTATTGTTTATTCAGTTACTTATTCTGGTAGTTATGTATCTACTCAAATAGGAACATTATCAACTAGCTCAGGTTATGTTTCAATTACAGATAACATAATGAGCAATACAGGCTTAAATGCTTATATTGTTGATGGAACAAATAGATATTATTGGATAGCATCCACAAATTCTTTTAATACTTTGCCAAGTTCAGATGGGCCGTGGCAGGGGGCAAATGTTTGTGATGTTGTGGATAACTACATCATTTATAACCAGCCTGGCACACAGAATTGGGCCGCCACAGACTTGGGGTTAGTCACATCCACAAATGCTTATTATGGGTCAAAAGATGGTTCTCCAGACCCACTTGTTTCACTTATAGTAGATCATAGGCAAGTATTTTTACTTGGTGAATTTACTGCTGAAATGTGGACAGATGTGGGAAATGTAATCCCTGGCATTATTAGCTTTCCTTTCCAAAGAGTAACTGGAACATCTGTACAGCATGGAATTGCCGCACCTTTTTCAGTTGCTAGATTTGGTGAACAATTTGCATTTGTAAGCCAAGACTCTAGGGGGCAAAACATTATTGGTGTCATGCAAGGCTATTCTTTTAAAAGAATATCTACTCATGCTGTTGAGCAGACTTTAATGAACCAGTACATTGCTGATGCTGTAGGCTATACATATCAATTAGATGGTCATGAGTTCTATGTGGTTACATTTCCCACAATCAATATTACTTGGGTTTTTGATTTAGCATCTGAAATGTGGCACAAATGGTTATCTTGGGATGGAACACAATTTAACAGACATAGATCAAATTGTGGAGCTATTTTTAACAATGTTTATTTGGTTGGAGACTATCAAAATGGTCAAATCTATCAATTAGACAATGCTGTATATACAGAGGCAGGGAATACCATTAGAAGGCTTAGAAGATGTCCACATTTGGTAACTGATTTGCAAAGGCAATATTTTGCTGAATTACAGATACAGTTTCAGCCTGGAGTTGGATTAGAAAATGGTCAAGGTCAAAATCCACAGGCTATGCTTAGATGGTCAAATGATGGTGGTTCTACTTATTCTAATGAACATTGGTGCACAATTGGAGCTGTAGGAAAGTACAAAAATAGGGCAATTTGGAGAAGATTGGGTACAGCTAGGGACAGAATTTATGAGGTTAGTATTAGTGATCCAGTAAAAGCTGTGATTGTTTCTGCTAATTTGAAAGCTGAAGGTGGTGAAAACTAATGGCTACTTCAAGCTCTAGTGGAAATATACTTTGGCCGAGAGTGCCATTCCTAGACCCTACTTCTCAACAACCAGCTTTGCCTTGGCTTTTGTGGTTACAAAGTCCTAATTTTGTTAGTATGAAGACTGGTTCACAAACAATTCAGGGAAATCAAGAAATTACTGGAAACTCAATAATTGATGGAAATGAAATTGTTAAAGGCACTTTGACTGCTTTAGGTGGTATTTCAGGGGGTACATTTTGAATTTAGCTGATATTTTGAAAGCCAATGAAGGTTTGATGGAATTTGACCCTCAAATTGTTCATCATTTTTCTGATGGTTTGTATGCCAAGCAATTTGTATTGCCAAAAGACCATTTAATTGTCCAACATGCCCATAAATACAGCCATTTAAGTCTTTTGGCTAAAGGAAAAGTGATAGTAAGGACTGACAACACAGAAGAAATGTATAGTGCTCCTTACTGTTTTGAAATAAAATCAGGGATAAACCATTCTATTCAGTCCTTGGAGGATTGTGTATGGTTTTGTATTCATGCAACAGATGAAAAAGACCCATCCAAAGTGGATGAAGTCTTAATTCAAAGGAGTTAAAAATGCCTATAGGACTTGGAGCAGGATTAGCAATTGCAGGAGGATTGGGACTTATAGGGTCTATGAATCAAGCAAACGCGGCACAAAGCGCGGCACAAACACAGGCAAATGCTTCATTAGCAGGGCAACAACAGTTGCAACAAAACTACCAGCAATTGTCTCCTCAATTCCAGCCTTACCTACAAGCAGGAAATCAAGGTCTAGCTCAGTTACAGTCCCAGTTGCCTAGTTTGACACAGGCTTTTGGACCAGCTCAACTGCAAAGCAATCTTGCTCCTAATTACCAATTCATGCTAAATCAAGGATTGGGTGCTCAAAACCAAGCTCTAAATGCTGGAGGTAGTGGTTCTAATATAGGAATTGCAGGCACTAAGTTTGCAGAGGATTATGCATCTAATGCATATCAGCAGGCTTTTAATAACTATCAAACACAGCAGTCTAATATTTATAACAAACTAGCAAATATTGCAGGCATAGGACAGCAAAGCCTGGCTAATCTTTCAAACTTGGCTACTGGAAATGCTACAAACATTTCTAACCTGGGTGTGGGTGCGGCTAATGCACAAGCGGCAGGCACAGTGGGCAGTGCCAGTGCCTTAGCTAGTGGTTTGAATAGTGTAGGTTCTAATTTGACTTTGGCATCTTTGTTAAATCCAGCTAACCAAGCAGGAGCTAGTTCTGTAACTCCTGCAAATATGGCAGGATTCCAAACTCCTTATCAAGCCCCAAGTTATCAAGTAACAGCACCACAGCCATATAACCCAACTTATTAAGGATAAATATGGGTATTCAATCTTTTCCAATAGCAACACCAACTCCTATTCAAACAAATCCTGTGCAGGGTAATTCAATTGCACAGATGGTGAACGCTGCCAATGGAATTCAACAATATCAACAAGCTCAACAATTAAATCCATTACAGCTCAAACAAGCTCAAATGGCTATTGAGCAAGCACAGCAAATAAATCCATTAGCTGTTAAAGAAGCTGAAGCCAGAACAGAAACTGCTCAGACTGGAGCACAACAAGCAAAACAAAATTATCTTGTTTCTGGTGAAGATTATGCAAGAAAAATGATTAATGCTTTGCCTCCAATTGATGATTATGTAGATAAAAATGGTGAAGTAAATCAAAAAGCATTAACCAGGTCTTTAGATATTGTCAGAAAAGGCACTGAAGCTGTAGGTCTGCCAAAACATCCATCTAATTTGCTTGGTCAGTTAGAAGATGCAGTAACCAAAAAAGATTACAACAGATATGAGGAACTAAGAAAAAGGGTTGCTAGAAGTTCTGCATCACCATCTGAGCAGTTTGCAGCTAAATTTCCTGCTGTTCAATTTCAAAGTTTGGGTAATGTTAATCAAGCAGTTACTACAGGTAATCCTAATATTGCTGAAACTGCACCAGGTACTAGAATTGGAGCTGGTTTGCCAATTGGTCCAAGTCCATTAAGTGCTGGACAAAGAGAAACATTAGAAGAAGATGCAACTGGTAATAAAGTAATTGTTACTAGAGATACAAATGGAACTGTAATTGGAAGTAGACCTGTTCCAAGTACAAATGCACAACCAGGCTTTCAATCAGTACCTCCTGGTGGCACAAGAGAGACATTCCAAGGTCAAGCAAAAGGAGCAATCAATTCTTATTTAGGTGCAATACATGCAATTAATGATGTTGATTCCCCTGCAACTCATGTGCCAACACAAGAAAGAATAGCTACAACCATATTGCAAAAACTAAAGAATCCTAATTTGGATACTGGTCCAATTGCTCAATGGTTAGCAGGAAATACTAAAGGAATTATATTAACTTCTGAACAACAAGAACTGATGAAGTTATTAGAACAAAGAATCCAAGGACTTGCACCTAGAACTGATGCTGATGCACAAAGTAAAAAAGATGCTTATGGTTCATTTAAGTTGAAAAAAGATGCTTTGATGGATATTGTTAGAAGTGATTTAGGAAATATTCACAAAGATAGTTTATTAAAGAATGGAATTATTAATTCTGCTGGTCAAGATGCTTCAAATCCAAATTTGGCAGGAATAAATAATTTCCAACAAAAATTTTCTAAATCATCACAAAATCCAATTCTTTCAACTTATATTGGAATTATTGGGAAACATAAAGATAAGACAACTATTGATGAAGAAGATAAGCAAGCTCTAAAGAAATTTATCAGTGAAAATAAATTATCTGGTGAACAAATAAAATCTTTAGAAAATGAAAGAAAACAATTAATTGATTTATCTTCAGGGGGTCAATAATGGCTGATACCAATGTTGATGATCTTTTAAATGAAATTACATCTTCTTCTGCAAAAGAACAAAATGTAGAAGACTTATTAAATAATTTGGGTACATATACACCTAAAAAATCTCAATCAAGTATTACTTCTGAATTAGGAGAAACTTTTAAAGGTTTAGCTAATAAAGGTGCAAGACAAGCAGAACTCATTGGTAGAGGAATGGCTCAAACAGTACCATCTACTGTTGCAGGATTTGAACTTGGTGGTCCAATTGGAGCACTGGTTGGAGGAGCTGCAATACCTTTTGGAGATACTTTAAATAGCATCATCAATCGTGTAGTTGGAACTAACCTCAGGATGCCTAGTGAAGTTGTATCTAGCACAATGGGTAAACTTGGCTATAAAGAACCACAAACTGAAGCAGAAAGAGTAGTAGAGGCTGCTGGTGGTGGATTAGGTGGTGCTTCTGGTGAATTATCATCAATGTTTAATCTTATTAAACCAGGAGCTACTGGTTTATTGCCTGAAATGGGCAAAGAATTTACTAAAAATGCAGGAAGACAATTAGCAGTTGCTCCTGTAGCAGCAGCAGGAGGACAACTAACTTCTGAAGAAACAGGTAGTCCTTTTGCTGGTTTATTAGCTTCTTTGGGAATTGGTGTTGGAGCTGGTCTAAGTCCCACAAGAAAAGCCAAAAATGCTCCTACTCATGAAGATTTAGTTTTTGAATCTAAAAATCTTTATGACAAAGCAAAATCTGCTGGTGTTCAATTTGACACTAATAAGTTTGCAGATGAAATGTTTAACATAGGTACTAATTTAAGAAATGAAGGATATGTAAAAGCTGCATATCCAGGAATAGGTGCTGTTCTTGATGAATTAACTAATGTTAAAAATCCAAAAGATTTTTCAGAATTACAAGCTCTTAGAAAAATGATACAAGGACAACAAAAAAGCCCAGATCCTCAAACAAGAAGTTTAGCAACAAGTTTAAAAGATGATTTTGATAATTATGTTTTAAATGCTCCTCCAAGTCATATAACAACTGGAACTTCTCAAGGAATGAAAGATTGGGCAGATGCAAGAAATTCATATAGCAGATTGAAAAAATCTGAAATATTTGATGAAATGCTTGCAAATGCAGAATTAGATAAAAGTAAATTTACTCAATCTGGTGCAGAAAATTCAATGGCAATGCAATTAAGAAATCTTGCCAAAAATGATAAAAAGATGCGCACTTTTACACCTGAAGAACAAGATGCTATTCGTGATGCAGCTAAAGGTGGAACAATGCAACAATTAACAAAGTTCTTTGGTAGATTTGCTCCAACAGGACCAGTTACAGGAATATTTACAGGAGAACTAGCATCTCAATTGCCTGTAATTGGTCCAGCTTTATCAATAGGAACTGTTGGTGCTAGAAATTTAGCAACTAACATTAGAAAAAATGCAATTGAAAATTTAAGTGCTCAAATGAGATTAGGAGCAAAACCAGAACTTACTTCAAGAACTGGAGCAATTCCATTGACTGCATTACAAGGAATTACTGCTGCTCCATCACAACTTAATATGAATTATTTGCGTGACCTAGCTAAAAAAGATCAACAATGAGCACAGAATCACCAATTGACCTTGTCAAGTATGGCGTACTTTGGCAAAAAGTAGAAGATTATGAGAAAAAGTTTGACTCTATGGAAAGAAAAATAGACAAACTTGAGTCATCTATTGAAAAACTTATTTCTATGGCTGACAAGTCTAGGGGTGGGTTTTGGGTAGGCATGATGGT